TGACCCGTTTGGGTACGTTGCTCAAATTAAAGGGTACGCACACGCCGAAGGTGAAACATCGTTTGGTTGGTTAGCGATGGACAAACAGAACGGACACCTCACGTACCTCATGTACGACTCTGCAGACACGCAGGCTCCGGTGTACGACAAGATAAGCTACGACATAGAGGAGCGCATAGACCACATAAAAAAGCTCGTAGAGCAACCAGAGTGGCCGGAGGTTTGTCACAAGACCGTACCAGACGGCAAAAGTGGAAATCAAAAGCTCGCCGTTGGTTGTTCTTACTGTCCCTACAAGTTTACATGCTGGCCCGAAGTAAGAACATTCCTGTACTCAAGTGGTCCAAGATATTTAACAGAGGTGTTCAATGAGCCGAAGGTCACGGAAATCAAAGCACAGTAACTTTAGATCGGGGTTTGAAGAAGATGTTGCAAAGCAGTTACAACCATTTGGCTTTAGCTACGAGCCGTTCCAAGTGGACTACATCATCCCACGGAAGTACACACCAGACTTCGTGTACGAGAAAAACGGACGGACGTACCTCATTGAGTGCAAAGGATACTTTCGTGCAGGAGACACGCAAAAGTATAGAGCGATCTCTAGGTCAATACCGTGGACGCAAGAACTCATATTTGTCCTGATGAAGCCTAATCAGAAAGTGAGTAAAAGTACCAAACTTACTATGGCTGAATGGTGTGACAAACACAATATTCTATGGTATAATATAGATACACTTAAGGAGTTGGTTGATTATGTCTCTGACACTAGAAGAAATTAAGGAGCGTCTGTTGCGGTTGTACGACCCTGACGATTTTCTGGAGTCTCTACAAATTTCATCAGAAGAAATACTGGACAGATTTGAGGATAAACTCATACGCAGACTCGACGAATTTCAAGAGGAGCTAGAGGAAGAATATGCAGAATGAGTGGAACATGACTGAAGACGACTGTGCAAAGTATGCTAAAGACTGTGAGAAGCTGCGTAAGAACTGTCAGGAGAGTAGATCTATAGACGACATTACTACAGAGGAGTGGGACAGGATGTCTAAGACATTCACAGGAAAACTGTATCACCCTCAAGATACTCACGACCCTGTGGCACAGCCAGATCACTACAACAAGGGAGCTATTGAGGCCATTGAAGCAATCAAGGCGTCTATGCACCCACAAGAGTACAAGGGATATCTCAAGGGTAATTGCCTGAAGTACCTCTGGAGATACGAGTACAAGAACGGTGTCGAGGATCTGCGTAAAGCCCGTGTGTACCTAGACTGGTTAATCAAAGAGGTGGCTATATGAGTGCTATCTTTGACCTAGAACAACAGATGTTAGATTTTGCAAACGTCACTAAGGACATAGACCTAGTAACTAGATACTTCTTAGACTCCTCAGAGTGGAATGACCACATTAGCCCGAAGGCGACTGACGCAATGATTAACAAGTACTTTGCCATCAAGGAACTGTACGAGATCAAGTTTGACGAGATGTGGGAAACCTTTGACCAAGTGTGCAAGGAGTACCACAAGAGAGGTAAACATGAAAGTAATTGACGGCAAGTTTGGAACAAATACAGAAGAAAAGGAGATAACAACGGCTGAGTTTCTGACTGCGTTTGCAGCTAAGGCTCAGATACAGGAGACTGAAGGTAACAAACCTAAGGTGGTAGTAGTAATGTACGAGGACGGTCAGATGTTTGAAGTAGCGTCCAACGAACAGTACCCTGATGGGGTGTACATGCTACTACAGTTAGCAGCACAAGCAATCATTAACGAAACGCTAGGAGTAACAGAATAGATGGACGCATATCAACAGTACATACACAAGTCTAGGTACGCTAGGTACTTGCCAGAGGAGCAACGTCGGGAGACTTGGGAAGAAACAGTAAACAGGTACATCAACTTTTGGGTAGACCGTGGACACCTCAACGACTTTGACGTATCAGAGATATTCAAGGCAGTCCATGACCTAGACGTAATGCCCAGCATGAGGGCGCTGATGACTGCGGGAGACGCGCTGGAGCGTGACAACGTAGCAGGGTTTAACTGTAGCTACTTGCCCATAGACCACCCTAAGGCCTTTGACGAACTGATGTACGTGCTTCTGTGTGGTACAGGCGTGGGCTTCAGTGTCGAGCGTCAGTACATACAGAAGTTACCGGAAGTTGCGGAGGAGTTTCATGCAACCGATACAGTTATTAATGTTGCGGATTCAAAGATCGGATGGGCGAAATCGTTTAGGGAACTGGTATCACTGCTGTATACAGGTCAAGTCCCACAATGGGACATTAGTAGAGTACGACCTGCAGGTGCCGCACTCAAGACTTTCGGAGGTCGTGCAAGTGGTCCAGAACCTCTCGTTGATCTCTTCAAGTTTACAGTTGAACTCTTTAAGACAGCATCTGGACGAAAACTTAGCTCCATTGAATGTCACGATCTTTGCTGTAAGATTGCTCAAATCGTCGTCGTCGGAGGAGTCAGGAGAAGCGCCCTGATCTCACTGTCCAATCTCACGGACGACAGACTCCGAAGATGCAAACACGGACAGTGGTACATAGATGAACCCCAGCGTGGTCTGGCGAACAACTCAGCGTGTTACACAGAGAAGCCAGACTTTGAAGCCTTTCTTAACGAGTGGACTAGCTTATATGAATCTAAATCTGGAGAACGAGGTGTCTTTAGCAGAGTCGCAAGTCAAAAACAAGCTGCAAAAAATGAACGAAGAGATGCTACCTACGATTTTGGAACTAATCCATGCAGCGAAATCATCCTCAGACCCTACCAGTTCTGCAATCTTTCAGAGGTTGTTGTTAGGCCACAGGATACACTCGCAAGTCTCAAACGAAAAGTTAGGGTTGCGACTATCCTTGGGACTCTTCAGGCCACCCTCACCAACTTCAGATATCTCAGAAATATTTGGAAACTAAACACAGAGGAAGAGGCACTACTGGGTGTATCCTTGACAGGCATCATGGATCACCCGCTACTGTCAGGCAGGGGTGACAAGGGTAAACTTAAGAAGTGGCTTACGGAGATGCGGGAGGAAGCAATTGAAGTTAACAAGCAGTGGGCTAAGAAACTGGGTATCAATGTATCTACCGCTATCACTGCGGTTAAGCCTTCAGGCACTGTTAGTCAGTTGGTCGATAGCGCTAGTGGTATCCATCCTCGTTATAGTGCACAATATATACGTAGAGTACGTGCAGATGCTCGTGACCCACTTTGTGCCGTCTTAGAGGCCGCAGGAGTGCCTGTGGAGGACGATGCGATGTCACCCAGTACTAGGGTATTCTCCTTTCCTATCGCGTCTCCTGAGGGCGCTGTGACAGCCTCAGACATGGGTGCTATGGAGCAGTTGGATCTGTGGGAGATATATCAGGACTACTGGTGTGAACACAAGCCGTCCATGACGTGCTACTACAGGGACAACGAGTTTCTGGAGGTGGGACAGTGGCTGTACAACAAGTTTGATAAGGTCAGTGGTATCTCTTTTCTGCCTTACTCAGACCACACGTACCAGCAGGCACCTTATGAGCCTGTGGACAAGGCCACCCTCAAGGCACTACAGAAGGGCTTTCCGACCCAGATTGATTGGGACATCAATGAAGCCTCTGATATGACTGAGGGTAGCCAGCAGTTAGCCTGTACAGGGAACAACTGTGAGTTATGACATGAAGAATATAGAGTAACCTTCCCTTTTACCTACGTCCTCTGGCTTCTCTTTAGGGTCATGGGGCGTAGGTATTCCTTCCTTCTGCATCTTCTTGATGCGATCTTTAGACCGCTCACACATACTGTGGTAATCAATGGATGTGTACTCTACTGTGTGTTTATCTTTGTCTTTCATTGTTTATTCCTCTTGATCTGATTCAGCGACGTCTCTAGCTGCCTCACCGCCAAAATAAATTCCCTTAAATACTGCATTATTGATAATTTGAGACATTCTCGCCACAAACTTTTCATCCACTACTTTTATTTTTGTTGTATCAACTTCTTTTTTTATGGCCTCTAAAGCTTGAGGATTTAAAAGCAAATCCATCATCTTTGAGTCTCGTTTAGCTGCAGCAGACGATGTGCTTACTTTTGAACCTATAATTGCTAACTTAGTTGTAAAGTTAGAGATCCTATCTCGCAAAACAGACTGAAGCTGAGGAAAACTTATTCCTGTTTTTTCTAGTAATTGATCTTGGTTTTTGTAATCTAAAGCAAACTTCATTTTGTCTACGTTGATTTTAGATACTATATCTGAAGCAGCACCAAGTGATTCTACGCTTTTTAAATACGTAGGGCCAAACCACTGATTAAAAACGTTTTCATTTTTTCGGATAAAATCTACCATAGTATCTCCAGATTTTATTCCGTTTTCCAGAAGAGTTGCCCGTATTCCTTGTCTAACCATTTTAGCTGTTTCTGGTTCAAAGTTTTTAATATCGTTTAATATTTTAAAACTTTCTGCATCACTAGTTAATATTCTATTAGCTACTTCATTTAATCCCCTTTTTCCAAAGGACTTGTAAAACCCGTCGCTTAGTTCTTTTGCTTTTATGTTGTATTCAGAGTCTATCCTAGCTTTAGTTTGCGTTAAATTATCAACAAGTTTACGAGCATCAGTAAGTTCGTCTCTTAAACCCGGAACTGTATCTATCAGTGTTTTATTTCTGTTTATAAAACCAATTAAAGCTTTAGGGTCTATCATTCCATTACTATCAAAAACACCTCCTGATTTCAACCCGCTTCCTTGCATCTTTAAAAAAATAGCATCTTTTACGACAGGTATTCCAGCATCGCCCACAAAAGAAATAAATTCTCTAGCCTGTTCTGGCTTGGCTAAGTAAGATCCTACTTGACTAGCAAATTTCGCAGAGTCCAGTTGATTTATCTCTGCCTTATTTTTAGGTATTCCTAATTCTTTATAAAACTGCATGTCTAAGCTGCTATATTTTTGTCCAAATTCTTCTGGAAGGTTTTTAACTTCTTTTTTAAATGCGTCTTTTAAGCTGTTAAGAATACGCAACTGAGTAGAGTCTTTAGTGTTTCGTATCGCTTTATTTAATTCTCTTTTAAAAGAGTCCATCTCAGACAAAGAAACAGGCTTATACTGAATTTGGGTTTTTTGTGGCGGTACACCGGGAATAATTATAGGACTTGGCTTTATTTTTTTAGGCGACCACTCAGCATCTAATTTTTTAGACAGTGCTGGAAAAGTAGCAAAAAATTCTTGATTTTTTAAAGCCTTAAAAGACTGATGTATTCTTGCTACAGAATCAGCCGGAAAAACAACACCTGCAT